GTGATAGTGAACAACGTGGTCGCCAGTGCGGGCAGCGCGACCCGGCTGGATTTCGCCAACCCAGGTGTATCGGCACTTAATACCGGCTTTTCGACAAAAGCCACGGAAACGCTCAACGGCTTTACTGATGTGGTCAGCCACCCACGCGTCAGCTTTCGCATAAGTCAGGGTGACAAACCAACAAACGGGAGGGCGAAATCCCACATCCGCAATTCCGTGGAGGTGGCCGGATGCCCAAACGGATTTTTTTAACCTTTTTACACGACGCTCAGCAACGGCCGGACCTGATAAATTAATCATCCGGGCAGAGCCCAGCCGACTTGTTTTAAATGGGACAAGCCCCGCGCCGACCTCTGCACCCGCTTCGCGTGTGCGGCAGTCGGGCGCGTTCATGCCGACACCCAACGGATGAAAAGCATGGAAACACCGATGGCGACACCAATCGCGACACGGACAAGGATGTACCTCACGGCATCACCCCAACCGCCAAAAAAGGTGTGCGAAATTCAACGACCGAAAAGCCCGCAAGCTTGCGAACCTCGTGGACGTAACACGAGAAAGCATGGACAGAATCGAAGGTGCGGAGTTTTGGGCCTTGTTTGGACACCCAGAGAAACCTAAACACGTGGGCCGGTTTAGGCGCGAACAAATCGCCCGTTTTCACAAAGACACCCCACCAATAGGCATTCCATTCGACGCATTGAACGTCAGATCGATGGCGGCCTGTGGTTCACCGTCCGAACGGGAAACCGTGATCGCCACAGAATGAATTTCGGGGTCGTTCTCAAACTCAGCGGCAGCAACAGCACGTGCCGCCATGGCGAGAAACGCCAACCGCGCCACGTGATGAACCGATTCAAGATCACCATAATTCATGGTGCAACCCTCAAGCCTTGGCAGCAGGCAGAGCAGTCGCCGCAGTCAGACGAGGACTGACTGAAAGTTTGCCATCACGTGAAACGTATACGGCAGAGGGTTGCAGGGTGTAATTGCCGCGTGGATAGGGCGCTTGATCGGCGTCGAGGGCAATCTCAAATTTGTCGGGGAATTCGGCAATCACGCCATCTTTGTCCGTAGGGAACAGATGAGCGGTCTGAATTCTCATGTGGTAAGGCTTGCCGGAGGTCTTGCCAATACCTTTCATTTCACGAATATCGGGCGAGGTTATTACAATTCGGTTGGACATTTGGCTGACTCCAATTGGTGTTAAAAAGCAACCGGGTAGATCTAACCTTACCCGGTTAGAACGAACCATAACCTAAAAAGGTTAAAAATGCAACGCGGCAACAAAATAAAACAATTAATAGAGAACGCCGCAGCCTTAGCCGGAGGTGAGGGGAAATTAGCAAAAGTGCTTGGCGTACCGGCCCAACACGTCACCAACTGGAAAAACTCAGACCGAACCTGTATGCCGGAAGATCAAACGAGAATCGCGCACCTAGGCGGGAATAACGCACTCGAAACCCTGATCGAATCAACAATTGAACGGAACGCAGGCACATTACGCGGCGACCAATTAAAACAAGCGCTAGGGAAATAAAGCAAGAAGCGGGAAGCCTCCCGCGTAACCATGGGGCGGGGCGCCCCATACCCCGAAACCGTTTTTTCAATACGTCGATATGCGGAGAGCGTCCAGACTGCGCCCGTCTGGTGACTCACACAAGCGAACGCTGAATTTCAAGCTCCATCCAACGAAGAGCGCGAGGCATAACGCATTCAGCATTGGCGAGGTGATAGCGAGACTGACCACCAGCCTTGACCGACACAATCACAGCACCCATGTTGCGCAAATCATCGAGATAACGTTTCAACGTTGGAATGCTAATAGAAGCATCGCTCGCCAACCAACCGGCGGGCGCGTCCCCAAATGAAAGACTTTGAAGAATTTGCAGAGACTGAAGCAGTGGATTAGGATGTTTGTTCATGCTTTAAGTATATCATGCGCTGATACACTCGAACCATGTTTAAGTGTATCAGTTTGTAATACATTCACAACTGCTTATTTAAATCAACCCATGCTTATGCATAAAAGCAATACGGCGCTCAGGTGGTAAACGTTGCAACCAGCCAGTGATCGACGTTTTAGGCTTTAGCGGCTCTTTTGTAACAACCGAAGGAGGTGATGAAACGAACCTCTTAACCACGGCAAACAGACTTTGTTTGACAGGAACGGCATAGTCCCATGGCGGCAACACTGAAAAGCTACCGTGAGGGTAATCCGTGCGGAATATTTGCCGGGTGTCGTAAGCAGCGTGCAGGCTTGTGCCGACAAATTGCCAGCGTTCCGCAACTATGGCATTAGCACCAATGCCAACCCGAGCGGTAGCAAGGTGGAATTTTGGCAAGTAGGCCCAACGATCGTTAAACAAGCCAAAGATGTGACCCAGAAACGGAATTCTTACCCGGTCCATTCTCATGCATTTAACCTGATACTCGATCAACGCTTCACGCACTTGCTTGTCAATCATCCCGGCATCCTGCACTATCAAATACACATCCCAACCATGTTTCCGGGCATGAATGAGCCAATCAAGCAAGCCGGCTCGCTCTTTGTCTTGAAAACTGCGACTGTTTAACCATGTGCCGAGTTCGTCAAGAATCAAAACGCCGTTTTTCTCTTCGTCATAGCTGTCCGGGTTGCCATGGCCTATAGATTCAAGATCGGCAGATGTTGGCTTATCCGGTACGCGAATAATTTTTCCCGGTTTTGAGGGGTTCAACAGGTGCGGAGCTATGTCCACATTGCTGGCAACCTTACGGCCCGCCCTGATCGCGTCCTGTGCCCGCCAAATGCAAAATTTAGTTTTGCCTGTACCAAGTTTTCCTTCAACGCTAAATACTGGCATGTCACGCGCTCGCGCTCATTTTGATAGACTGGATTTTCAGTTTGTACAACGCGCAAAACCCCCAACACGTACCCAACGCGGCGAGGCACGTACCAGCAGCAGGGGGGAACGCCAACCCTATAAATTGGCCCAAACTGGTTGAAAACATTTGCTGCACAAAGGGCGCAACCAATGCATTAAACGCCGCCATCAATGCGACCAACGCCAAGGCAAACGCGGCAGACGCAACCACCGCGACGCTGATTTTCTTCGCCCAGAACAACCCAATCAGCGACGCGATACCGCCAAAGAGTGATGTTATTAGTCCAGCAAGTAACGGCATAAATCAAGCCTCCCTAATTGTTCGACCAACCATCCCGATCATGGCGAACGCAGTCGCAGCCGCCCAGATTACTGACAGCAAACCGTGAATGGTGCTCTGGTACTGGCACACGTTCAAAATGACACCTTTAATGCCAGTGACATACGGGGCACAACCCGTAGGCAATTGAAACGTGAACGACCACGCCGGGGCCGCAATGTTGGCAGCGGAACCGATGGCAACTTCAGCAGCAGATTTAGCTTCGTCGATCTTCGTTTTCGGCTGGTCGTAAGTGGTGGCCGCGTCTGTCTTTGTGCCTGTTTCGTCAATCTTGCACGGTGGCGTACCAGGAAGACCGCAGGTTATGGTCGGCTCGTCTGCTTTAGTGGTAGGAGAAGCAACGGTTACCGTTGAACCGTCAGACGATGTAACCGAGGTGGTTTTCGTCAAACCGTTATCTTTAACTGTTGTAGTCACAACCTGAGCGGGTGTAAATATGCTCGTGGTACTGGTGGTTCCGTCTGCATTACGAGTCACCGATGTGGACGTTTGAGCGGCGGTTTCCAACTTTGTAACCGTTTCAAGCTGCACGCCAACCTTTCCCGGCTGTGTGTAATCCATATTTGCCCAAGATTCGATCGTCTTTTTTTCGTTTGGTGAAAACATTTGAATAGTGTTTCCCAAGTAAGCACGTGGTGAACCTGTGACATTTGGCAATTCCACTACCGGCGGAAAATTCAAATCAATCAGTGCTTGAACTTCCGCTTGTGTTGGTGCGTTGGCTGTCATGCGATTTAAAACAGCTTGCAACGATGAGACAGTATCAGGGCCACCAGCAAGAACATACGGTGCGCGCCCATGAATGGTTATATGAGGACACCAACTATAAGCAGTACATGCCTCAAACCAGCCGTATTCAGCAATCTTGGGGTCTGGTGCGTACGGCCTACACATGAAACTCACAGTGAAATTGCCGTCATTAGCGTAAAGACTAGGCGACAACGAAGACGCCGACACCGGGCAATTTAAAGAGTCGTTTTGCGCCATAAATTGATTGGTGACAGGGTTGTACGTGTGCTTCGTTTTAGCAAGCATATTCAACATTTGCGGAGCAGCCAATAACGCAACGCCACCCAAAGCACCGAACGCAGCACCCCAAGCACCAGCAGCAGACGCACCACCAATGGCGCCCGTCGCGGCAGCTTGAATAATCACTGATGACGACAAGGGAAGCGCTACGGCTGACCCTACGGCCACACCTGTGGACGTGTTGGACATATTCGCCAAGGGGGTCCCGTTAGAAGCGAATTTGATATCGAACCCGGTAGTATTCTTAGCAACGGCAGGCGCGTACCCCTTGGCTTGAACCATCGAGCCACACACGCACAAACACAGCAACAGGTAACGGAGGTAGGACATAAATTTTTCTGATGTTTTCCAATGGAAGGCCGCAAAGGGCCACCCATCAGAAAGCAGCAATCGTACTTATGCAGCGCCGCGGATTTTCTTGACGTACTTCATGCCAACCATGAAACCCACACCCACGGCAGCGACGCCAATCAATGCAGCGCCGAAAGTGGCAATGTCACCGCTAACAGCAGTCACCGCAGTAGTGAACGCCGTAGTGGTAGCACCGGCCGTTTGAGCCATAGCCACCACAGGCAACAACAGAGCGGAGGCGCCAGCAGCGATAGCAACGAGAGATTTTTTCATGATCTTTTTTCCTTTAAAAAACAACCCGTAACGGACAGGCAACCGACAGCCAAAAATTGGCAATTCTTTACGCGGCAGTGACGAGAGCGCGATACCACGACACCGCTTTTCCGATAGCGAAACCGCTGGCCCAAATGCCAGCAGCCGCGCCGAATAACTCCAAAATGCTCGCCGTTTCAAGCATCAAATAGCACTCCTAGACCCGATGGAGTAACCGCTGACAAACAGACCAAAAAGCACAGTCCAGTAAATCGCCTGCATAACGTGGGCGCTGTTTGTCCAATCCATCACACAGGCCCGCCTTTATTGAAATTGGCCCACCAGACCGGGTCAGTTCCGCTAACTCGCGGAGGCGGTTTTGTGGCGCAACCAACGGCAAACGCTAGCAAGCACGTGAGCGCGAATATTTTCATGCTGTGACCCTTGGAAATGTCGAATAAACGCCATCATGAAAACGCTCTGGAATTTCTCTAAGCTGTCGGACCAACAACGCACCACACACAATAGAAACTGCGAATGCAGGCTCAAGAATTTCGCCGGTTGCACGGACCACCAACCCAACAGAACGACGGCAAACCTCACCGACACCATGCGCGTTTTTGACCCATTCGGGCAGGTTGAACCAGGACCGACAATTTCTCCCCTCCTGTGATAAACCGCCGATGCCGTACAACCTCAAACCTTTTGGAAAATTTGACAATTCGCCAAGTTTTGACAGATATTTCATAAGGTAGCCAACACCACTAAACGCCTTCTCAGTGTTGGACAT